TTCATGTTTCCGAAAACGAACATAAGTATCACGCTAATGACTTCCATCATAACCTCCGTTTTTGTTTTCTCTAACTTTATCCTTTAGCTTTTCCACATCCGCAATTAATTTTTCAATATCTTGTTGTGCCCTCTTTATGTTCACTGTATTACTCATCATAGATTCCATCTCATCTTGCATAGCTTCTATTTGTGTAGCCATAAATTCTATAAGCATGTCTTGTTGTTGGTCTGCAGGTAAGGCCCCCATTTCACCACGCGGCCATTTAATTCTAAACTCTGTATTCTTTTCTAAATCTGCATCAGCTAATGTAGCGCGGGTCTCAAGTGAGTTCAACCTCTCTTGGATTCCAAAGAACGCCCACACTCCAACTGCAACTGCTGCCACAATCGAAAGTAAATTTCGAATAGGCATTGCCACACTTGTATTTTCAGATACTTTCATTAGTAACTATAATTAGAATTAGAATTAGAATTTTCAATCATATCAAATAAATCGTCATGTTGTTTCATAATTTCTTTATTCTTTTTATTCTCTTCTCTTAATTGTTTTTTAAGTTGTTTCATATCTTCTAGTAAATTAGCAAGATCTACTTTCATTTTAACTTGATTCTCTACTACTTCCATGTCAGATTCTTTTTCAAACTTATCATATAAAATGTTAACTTTAGAATCTAATTTAGAAATGTACCATACAATACCAAAAAATTGTGCAGCTACTGCAATACCAATTGCTATAATTTCTTTTTTCATTATGATCCTTTCACCCATTTCTTAGATGGGGATTTAGTTTTGCTTGGACTCCATTTAACTTTATCTGCCCAGTATGCTGCAGACATTTTACCTTTAGATATATTCTTTGCATGTCTAGATTTAAAAGCTTTACGTTGTCCTACTGTTTGATTAGTCTTTACACCAGACTGACCAAATCGAATTGTTTTAATTTTGTCACCTTCTTTAGCTACTACTATATGAGACTTACCACTACCATCACTTAGACGTTTAGGTTTATTAAATCCCGATACACCAGCTCTTTTTAATCTTGGGTCAGGTTTTTTCATTTCTTTGTTTTACCTTTTCTAAATATAGTTTTTAAAGTTCTAGCTTGAGCAGCATGTGACTTCGATGCTTTATTTAAACCTTTAATAACTTTATTTACTTTTTTCTTTTGTGAAGTTTTCATCTATACCTTTTTGTTTTCTTTGCTATTGACTTTGGTTGCTTTGAGAATTGCTTCCCTTTTTTCTTCGCGGCTTTCTTCGCTCTCGTAGTCGCGGAGTATTCGGCGGAGGTCAAGGCCTTTATCGCTTTTGCTGGGAGGTACCTCTCTCCAGTAACGCTCGACTTTTTCCCAGATTTCGTTCGCCACTTTTGTTTTCCCCAGTTCTTTAAACTTGTTTGTGCTTTAGTTAAAGCCATTATTTATAACCACCCCCAGCAGCTTTATATTTCTTTGCTACTAGTTGTGCTTTTCTAGCAGACCATTGACCTGCTTTAGTACCATGAGTAGCTGCAGCTTTAACTTGTGATACAATTCTTTTACGTAATCCAGGTTTAGTATATGGATTAGCTTTTTTTGTTTTTGCTTTTTTTGCCACGTTTCTTTTTCTTTTTCTTTTTCGGTTTGGCGCCATACTCTGCTTCCCATCGCTTAGCAATTTTAGGATGTTTAGCGTGAAGATAGCGCCTTTGTTTTTCCGATTTGAAAGGCATTAACCTATCTTTTTTTGTCCATAGTTTTTACAGCACCGTAAGCTCTTTTCTTGCCTACTTTTTTAGCCATACCTTTAGACTCATCTCTTCTAGCTTTCATCCCTTGTTTTTTAGAAGAAGCTTTGCCTCTTCTCATTCCTAAAGATTCATCCAGTCTAGCGTTATAGCCTTGTTTCTTTTTCTTAGTTGCAGTTTTCTTTTTCATAGAACTTCCTTTTGGTTTTGCTGACCCTGCTTTTGCGTAATCCATTGGTTTGTTTCTTTGCAGCGCAGGTTGTTTATATGCTAAATTTGGCATAATATACTCCTTATAGTTTAGTTATTTTAACTGCTGCATCCATTGTCTTAGCAGCATCTTTTGCCATGTCACTGGCAAAACGCATTTCAGCTTCTTTTAATCGAAGCTTACGATCCTCATCCTCGTTTTCATCCGTCGTCATGAGTTTCGCTTCTTCAAGATCCATCTTATCGTCATGAATCTTAAGCTTGTTCATCTCAGCTTGCGCACGCAAAGCGAGATCTTGTTTCTGAATTTCTATTTGTTCATTCTTATCTGTATCACCAGCCATAATTTTAGCTTTCTCTTCATCAAACTGTAATACTTTATCAGAAGCGTCAGCTGCCATTAATGCAATTTGGTTTTGCATTTCCATTGGAAGTGGTTGACCTTGTTGTTGTGCCATCATTAATGCTTGTTGCATTTGAGGATCTTGAATCATCTGCATCATTTCTTGTTGATACTTCATAGCTAAGTGTTCAGTTATGTGCCCCATAAGAATTTGTTGCAATTGTGGATTTTCTTTATAAGCAGGATTACGAAGTATAGTTCCATGAGTTACTATATGTGCATCATGGTTTTGATCCATTTGTGCTTGTAAAGGCATACCTTTCATAGCAGCCATATTTTCTGTAATAGGGTTAGCAGACATTGGTTGTTGTGATTGTGCTAAATATCTTTGAGGTTCTTCAACTCCCATAGCTGCAAACAACTCCATACTAATTTGTTGCATGTTATATGCAGCTGGATTCTGTTGAGCTATAGACATAATAGCATTAATCTTTGCAATCCTATGTGCCTCTGTTGGCATATTAGGATCGGATACTGGAATAACATCAATTGATTTTAAATTGAAGTCTTCTCTGAAAACTTGCTGTGCACTGCCTGCGACTTCGTAAGGATACATATCAGGAAGATATTCGCTATCTAATCTAGCGAGAATACGCAGGTCTTTGGATTGAGCAGCATGTAAGCGTTTGTGCACAGCGTTGAATAGCTTTGAAGATTGCTCTAACAAAGCCATTGTAGTGCCGACAGGACCATAGTTAGAACCTTGTTCTACTACACTATCTGTCGCATCGGCAAACTCTTTTGCAAGATTTGTAACATATTGCATTAATTGGAATAACGTACCTGATGGTTCTTTAAATGGAAGAGGTTGTAACGACTTACCTAAATCTCCAGCAGGACTATTTACTTCTCTCCATTCACCTGGTGAGATTGGCTCGTCAGGGGCAAGCACACGAAGACCGTGCGCCTTAAAGCCACCTGGCAAGTTAGCAAAGGTGCCAGCATCTATTAGCTGACGTAGGGAGGAGGTAGCTGTTTTAGTTAAGCCACCAATCAAATGTAAATACCCGTAACCATAAAATCCCAAACCTGGGATCATAGTATAATGAGTAAAATACATTTTCTTTTTTTGTAACATATCATCTTCATCCCAGTTTCTTCGGATACATAATACTTGTTCATCTGTTGTCATGTGAACAATGTAAGGAAGTTTTAATCCATCTTCATCTTCAAATCCTGGTAAATCAATATTTGCATGTACTTCTAAAATTTCTACTTCATCTTCAGCCATGCCTGGTTTTGCACGACCTACAATTTCGTTTTCACTTTCAGTTGCTGAACTTTCATCAATAGGAGTTTCCATAACATCTAAGTCACGGAACATACCTGCTAATTGTAATTTCTTAACTTGATTTGTTGATAAGGTATATTTGTGTGTATATCTTTCTGCATTTTCTAAATCAGATGCATAATAGTTTACATAAAAATCACTTGACTTT